AACCGGTGAATACTCAAGTACCTAACACTGAAAAAGCTCGCGAAGCTCGTCGAAAAGCTTCCGAGTACATCAAACGCAAGGAGTCCTAATGCAGCCCACTAGCCCTTTTGGTCGCGCCGGTGAGTTTTTCGGCGCCGCATTTAACGACATGGAGCGTGCTTCTGACATGCAGGCTCGGATTCAGGGCGGCGGTATGGCCGACGCACGTTATGGTTCCGATTATGACGGTGCGTACATGTCCGGTGCTGTCGGTCCGCAATCGGGACCGTACGGTCAAGATGAAGGCCCTTCCTACGACATCGAAACTTTAAAGCGGGAGCTGATCCAAACCGCTAAAGATCGTCGTCCTAGTAACGGTTCGATGGTTGTAAGGGCCGGAGGCGGTACCAATCCCGCAGTTAAGCAGTAGTATGCTGACAGTCTCGAAGCGCTAAATGCTGTTCGACTGTTTTTTATACTTCGACGAGAAGGAGCTTCTTGAGCTCAGGTACCATATTCTTAAAGATGTAGTCGACGGTTTTATCATCACGGACGGTAACCGGACCTTCCGTGGAGACCCGAAACCGTTTACGTGTGTAGATACCATTAGGGAACTTGGTTTGCCTGAAGATAAACTTCAGGTTCTCCACGTTGAGCTGCCCACGCCTGAGGAATGCAGTATTCCCTGGTCGCGAGAGTATGCGCAAAGGGATGCTCTCGGCGTCGGGATGCGGATGTGTCCGCCCGACTCGGTGTTTTTCTTCAGCGACGTTGACGAAATCCCGAAACCGGAAAAACTTTTAGAAGCTGTTGAACTTGCGAAAGCCGATGCTTCGCGCTGTGTGCGTCTTTCTATGCCCATGTTTTACGGGCGCGCAGATCTGCGGGTGAAAGACCCTAATGGCGATAACTCAAAAGCCCCCAATAACTGGACTTGCGGCACCGTGGTTCTGTATGACCACCTGTCTCAAACTCCCTCGCAGATTCGACAGAACCCAAATGATCTCGTTTTGGGTGATTGTGACGCGGGCTGGCATTTTTCCTGGATGGGCGATGCTGCGAGGATGAAGCGCAAGGTCACTTCGTTCTCCCATTGCTTTGATGACATCCCTAATTCTGTAGCTCCGGCTAACAGCGACGAGATGTTGGCGCATTTAGACGCCTACAAGGCAAAAGCCGGTGGAACTGACCCGCTCGGAAGGTGTGATCACATTCTTGAGCCGTATCCACATGAGCTTTTGCCGCCAGAATTGTTTAAACTTGATAGAGTACGGCAGTATCTTTTACCAAATGGCTGAAAAAATGCCTGAAGGGCTTCGGGAGCACTTCGAAGCTAAAGAAAAAGAAGGTGAAGCTGGTAAGCACGGTGACGAAAAGTCCAAGGCTGCCCGCAAGGAAGCTCTTCGTAAGGCCCAAAAAGCCAAAATGAAGCGTAAAGCTGAAAAAGACGGCGCCGACCGCTGATTTTCGGCCTTAAAAATCGCAAATAGAGGCCATGGCAGACAATTTGAGCGTTCGTCAGCGTTTTAGCGAGATCCTTGAAGCTTCTCGGACGCAAGATCGCAGCAAACAGTCTGCCACTATGGTCGTTTTGAGTCATTTGCAGCAGATGACGCTGCTTATGATCAAAAAAGGGCTGTTTTTCTATTGCGAGCAAGACACTTACAAAGCCAGAAGCAAATTTTTAGAGTCTTTAATAAGCCTTAATCGACTGGATATTCGTTTTCCGGCGATTATCCGCAATTTTCTGATCGACGGGTGTGGGCTTTTCTACTTTCGTCCCGATCCCAAACTGAAATATCAGATTTATTTCTTTCCTAAAAATCAATACCGCGTTTATCACGATATAAACGGCGATATTGAGGAAGTCGTAATCCTCTATAGCTATAAAGTCCGAAATTCGAGTCTCGGGCTTCCTGCTGACACTTACGGTCAAAACAAGCGGTACGTTCGTATCTCGATCACTGCTGACAAGATCAGTGAGTTCGAATCGAACAGCGAATTAAGCTTCGAGCTAGAGCCCGGCACTGTTTTAACACCTAAAAACAGCCGCCCTAACGAATTAGGGTTTATTCCTGCTGTTGAAGTTCTGAATAAGCCCAACAGCAGCGGCACTGAGGGCGAGGGGGAGTTCGAACCCTTCATGGAACAGATCGTGCTGCATGACAGCATGACGAAAAATATTGCGAAAAATATTGAGTTCTTCGGTAACCCCACGCTGATTAGTTCGCGGCCTCGTAGCGATCTGGTCGAAGCTTCGGATGCGGACCGCACGTTCCGTCCGACCATCAGCAGCCAAAGTGGGTTTGCTGGTCGCGACACTCCTTCGACTCGTGTTTCGGAACCGTTTGGTTCCTCTGCGATGATCGGCGGCCTTCGGGTTCCCCGGATTATTGCGAACGTCGAGCCGTCTGACCGTGTGGGCTACATGACGCCTGACCCGGTTAACGGGGACATGAACCGTTATGCCCTCCTTCTTCGGGAAGAAATTCGGACGGCTCTCGGCGGTGTTGATGAAATTTCAATCTCCGCTGGGGCAACCGCAACCGAAATTAAAGGCTTAATGGGTCGGGCTCAGGCCACGGCTCTGCGGAAAAACAAGAGTTTCTTGGATTACGGTTTCTGCCGTTTGCTGGAGATGATTATTTATCATCAAGAGCAAATTTTCCGCGAAAGCTTTATCCAAGTTATGGGGTTTGAACCCCCTAAAGAACCTAAAGAGCAAACCGAAGAGGCGCTTGCGCGCTACCAAAAGAAAGTCGCTAAGTACGAAAGCGAAATTACGGCGGCCATGCAGGTTGCCTTACAGGAAAACAAAGTCCCACGTGGTGTTTTCGGACTTCCCCCTGATGGCGATCGAGATGTCTCGTATCGCTTCCAAGGTGACGTGTACGAAGATACGGCGTACGACGTTAACCAAAAATCTATTGTCGTCCGGAACCTACAAGAACTCGGCGTGGATAGCGTCGAAGCTCTCAAATATCTGTTCCCGGATAAAACCGATTCAGAACGAGCCGAAATGTTGAAGGGATTCCCCTTCCGAATGATTCAACAAACGCAGGGCGCTTTTCAACAATTTCTACTATTATTGAATCAGATGTTGCAAGCGCCACATCCACTTGCGCCGAATCAACCGCTTGCGGCTGACCCTCGGCTGAACATAACGCCCTTACTCTATAGGACGTTTGACCACCTCGCGCAAGAACTGACTTACTCGGGCAGCTATGAGCCAGCAGATCCAAGCTTCGATCCCGAGCCCGGTCTCCCCGGCGGTAGCAGCCCCTCAGGCGGCGCCTTCGGCGGACCAGGGCTCTACCGCCTACCCCCAATGGGTAGCAACTACCCAGGCGGCACCTTCGGCAACTATGCCCCAAGTGCCGTCGCAGGCAACACCGGCTACGGTCCCTTCTACCAACAGCCAGTACAGCCAGTCTCCGTCAACGTCCTCCCCGTCCAACCCGTGGGAAGCAGCGATGGGCAGCCTGGAGCGGGTGGTTTCCCGTCTCTCCCCGTCCCCCAGCCAGACAGCACAGTATCCGCAGTACCAAACGGCGCCGCAGGATACTCAACTTTACAGTCAGAGTTTACAGGCCCAACCGTATCTGTACCAAGCCCCTACGGCTCAGCCGACCTCGTACAGCAGCGCCTCTACAACCCCGACTTCCTCTCCGACTTCTACGGAGCAGCAACAGCTCCCGCAACTAAGCGAAGCAACCGCCGCCGTCGTTAATCACTTCGGCCTTGAGGCCCCCGGCATTCTGAATCAGTATGCCACGGTGCTTGAAGATGCTCTGATCGAGCAGCACAATGTCCTCGAAAACATTGCTGCCCGTGGCATCGCGATGGAGCAAATCCTGACCGATCCCGATCAGCTGGCTGATTACACCAACCGTTTCTTCACCGAAGTGTACCCTGTGGACGCCGAGGTTGATACCCAAAACTATCAACCTCGCTACGATCAACTTCCCGCTGTGCCCGCTTCCGCTTTAGCTGGTGCACCGAGCGTGGATGCCGATACCCAGTGGAACGGCTTCAGCGAAGCTATGAACAAGAGCCCCGAGCAAGCTTGGCGCTACCTGTCTCAGATGAGCCCCGATGCCTTCCGTGGCAAACTCCTGTTCATGGATAACGCCTGATAAACTAAACCTACGGAACTCGGGCCCCGTCTTCATAGGCGGGGTTTTTTTTGTTTATAGTTAATTAGAGTCTTTTTTTAGTCGTGCCCTTCGCTTCGGAAGCGCAACGCCGCAAATTCTACGCCCTAGCTGAGCGTGGCGAAATCTCTAAGGAGAAGGTCGCCGAGTACGAACGCAAAACCAAAGGCGATATTCCAGAGCGAGTTAAGGCTAAGAAAAAAGCTCAGAAGTATACTGAGTCTAAGAAAGGTTCTTCAAATGCCTAACCCTCTCGGTCGTCGTCGGGCTTCATCTCCTTCTGCTTCTGCTGAAGTGGATCAACTGAAGCAGGAACTCGCAGATCTGCGGGCAGCTTATGTGCAGGACATGCAAAACATAAGCAACGATATGACCTCTTTAAACCAAAAGATTGAGCCTTCTACTTCTGCTGACGTGGAAGTCGTTAGTTAAAATCTTATACTTGGTGTAGAACGATGAGGTTTTCGTGGTTTATACACCGCTTCCTAATTACAAATACGATACTGGTTTTCACCGGATTCAGTCTGGTCCGAACCACGAGGGATACATTGTCCTGAGCTCCGGTATCCAGGACACGGGGGCTGATTTAGGTGTCATCGTTCCCGGTCCGCCGAACAGCGGATCGTGGTACTTAACTGATCAGTGGCGTCAGGTCCCCCAAGCCGTTTCTGGTTATTGGACCGACTACGAAAACACTGATTATTTACCTAGCGGTTCTTTAAGTTCTTACAACGGATACCGTCCACTGAGCGTGACGACAATCGCTAACGCGAAGGTTGTCACCTCAACGGGCCCTGAATATGGTCTGCGTAACGAAGGAACTTATATCTATTACCGGGGTGTAGCTCCCGCCGACCAGAACTACAACCCGTACAACACGCCTGAAGCAAATACTGCTGCCCAGGGTAAGACAGGCGGTGGTGTAACCCATCGGAGTTATGAAGGTACTCTCTTAACCAACACTCTTGGTTCGCAGGGGACGGCGGATCGATCCGAGTGGGAATACAACCGTCCGGTTTACTGCAGAACGTATACCGAGACTGTGCGCTCTGGAACCCCTGGTCTGATGTCGAGCAGTCTTCGGTACGTATATCGCGGAAGGTCTACTCGGTACGCATACAACTACGGTTCTGTTTACCTGCAGAACAGTGAGTCTGTGCGCAACATGGTCAGGACGTTTAGTCCCACGGTCAATTCCAGCAACCAAAAATCGATTTAACGCTACGAATGCGACAAAATAGTGTCGTTAAGCAAATATTTTGTTTAAACTGACTTTGTAGTTTCTGGAGATATCGACAGTGTTTGTCGATAATGATTTCCCGAAGCTTCTCGGCGCCGAACTCTACCGTCCGCATCCCGCGTATGTTGTAGAGATGGCCGCTGAACCTGTGGTTGTGCACGATTTCTTGACCTGCTAAGGTCTGGGAACTTCCGAGCGAAATCTCGGTCGAACAACCCCGTGAATTGCTGGAAAGCCGGACCCCTCGGGGAGGCCAATCAGCAGCCAAGCCAATCAGAAATGATTGGAAGGTTCAACGACTAACACTGCTCGAATGCTCTCTCGAAGCGACCGCTCTTTTTTAAAAGGAGCTTGTTTGGGCGATGGGTGTTTAAAGCACCAAACGACTTACCCAAGTCTTTATATCGCTCATTCCAAAAAACAGTTTGAGTATCTCCGCTGGAAGGTGGGGAGACTTAATCGAATTTTTGGTATCAAGCAACCTATTCACGAAAGAGTAAGTGCCTGTCAGACGGGATCCTTTCCTGCTTGTCAATGGTGGTCTAATCAACAAGAGCTGCTTCTTCCTTTGTATAAGGAACTTTATCCGCAAGGAAAAAAGGTAATAACGCCCTCTTTTTTGCGAGATATAGGTTTAGAGGGGCTGTCTCTCCTTTATATGGATGATGGCAATCTCCATCTACGTCACCGTGGTAACTCTCCACGCACTGACGAACCTTATGTAAGGGAACGCATTGTAGAGCTAGCTTTATACGTTCCTTATGACACAGCTTTGCTGATGTCTGATTGGATCGAGAGCTTAACCGGTGCTTCTTTGACTCCACGTGAGCCAATGAAAACGAAGAGCCCTAATAAATGGAATCTTCGCGGTAGCGGAACACAAGCTCGTTTGTTCGTAGAGGCTTTAAAACCTTACGGATCTAAAGCTATGTCTTACAAATTTGACCTCCGTTACGACACCCGAACCAATCGAGGAAAGTCAAAATGGAGCGAGGCTGACCGCAACAAATTTGTTGTAGAAGCCGATAAGGTGACACGAGCGCGGGGCACCCAAACAGAGGATAATACCTGCTGTGGGTGATGATATAGTCTACTCATCACTGTCCTTAAGGTGGTGTTACGTGAGGATAAAGAGCCTCACGGTGCTTTTTAAGCATTACAGGCGAAGCAACCAGGTCAAACTGTTCAGTTAGACCGTTACAGGTTCTGGGGCAATCCGGGAAGCAAAGAGTCACGTGAGCGTACTGCTGAGCAGACCATTGGTACTGCTAACAGCCGCAATATTGTGAAGGACAAAGTGCTCGTGACTCTTCGCGAGTACACCGGTCCTGCCGACCCGACCGATCCCACTCAGCCCAGCACCTTCAAGATTGCTCGCGAGACCCTGATCACCGCGCAGCGTCTTCTGCTGGATACCGGCAACCTGACTGCCTTCCACCAGTCCATCGGTTCTCTGACCCTGCTCGACGACTACCGTCGTTGGCGCGATCGGGTGTTCATCAACGAACTCCTTAAAGCTGTTTCGAAAGGTCAGTCCTCCGATAGTCAAGGTGGTTACTACTACCCCGGCAACCTCGCCGTTGGTAGCCTGACTTACACCAACGCCGAACAAGCTAAGTTCGACGTTAAGGACGACCTGCTGCGCGTGGTGAAGAGCCTGCGTAAGCGTAACGTCCCCACCTTCCAGGACGGTTTCTATCGCTGCGTTTGCGATCCTACCTTCCTGATGCACCTGCGTCAGAACAGCGACTTCCGCGAAGTTGCTCGTTACCCTGGCAACGGTCAAATCAATCCCCTCATGTCGGCAATGCAGCCCAACGCTGCGCTGTACATGGGTCAAGGCTTCGGCCAAGCCACCTTCGTGGCTGGCGAGCCGATTATGCCTACCGGCTTCGTGTTTGAAGGTGTGCGATTCTTCGAATCCACCAACATGCCTTCGCAGACCGCTACCGCTTCTATCGGCGGTACCTCTGGTTCTTACGATTCCGCCATCGGCATGTTCTTCGGTCCCCAAGCAGTTGGCGTCGGTATCGGCGGCAACAACGCTCAGGTGCTGCTGAACAACAATGACGACTTCAGCCGTTTCATCATGATGATTTGGAGCCTGTACGCAGGTTTCGAACTTCTGAACGCTGATTTCGCCACCATCGCTTACTCCTTTAACGCC